TGCTGGTTGTGATTTCAATCATCGCTGTTCTCGCGTCGTTAATTGCTCCTGCCGTTCAATCTGCGCGTCGTGCGGCTCGCAAAGTTGAATGCCTGAACAATCTCCGTAACATCGGACTGGCAATTCAGAACTTTCAGGCGACGGCGAATTCACTGCCCCCAGTTGTAGCACCAATGGCATGCGAGTCGACAACGATTCAAGCTGGTTGGCCGATTGCAATTCTGCCAGCATTGGACAACTCGGCACTTTTGAAGAACCTCAAGCGAGACTCGTTGAACGGTGCGATTTCGCCGAGCCTGAACGTGTCAGTACAGGTTTTTACCTGCCCTGATGATGTCGACTCAAGCCGAAAGCCGGGCGGATTGAGTTACGTCGTCAACTCTGGATTCGTTTCGTCGGACATTTGGGGTATCGGCGAATCTGGTTTGCCTCACACGCAAACAATTCTTGACTGGAATCATGACGGTCAATTGAATTCAGCGGATTCGTCTGTCGCCGCGTCAACTGGTGTGTTTTGGCGTTCAGGAAGTTTTCTCGATTCTGTTGCAGTTGGTGATGGAACATCGACAACGCTAATGCTGACCGAGAATTTAAATGCAGGTCTATGGCATTCATCTGGCGTGAACGAACTTGGCTTCGGCATGCAAATCGTCTCCCCGACAGGGCTAATCGTCGATGGTCAGTTCTCTGGTCCGTCATCGCTTGATTGGCTGCGAAGCGTCCCAATGCCTGTTGGCTGCATTTCGTTTCTTCCACAGGTCACTGCCGTTGATCCGTGGTTCATAAACGCGGCGAAAGCGTACCAGTACGCACCAAGACCTAGCTCAAATCATGCCAGCGGTGTCAACGTCGTTATGTGCGACGGTTCCGGAAAGTTTCTGAGCGAGAATATGGACAAAGGCGTTTACGTAAAGCTGATTTCATCCAATGGCGTCAGCTTTGGAGAACGGGCACTAAATCAGGCTGCGTACTGAGTCGATCCGGGCACCGCGTACACGCTCGGACGGTCTGCTGCGTGCAGTACCGCCCGATTGAACATTCCCCGTGTAGGTCGCATCCGTAGATCGGTTGCGGCCCGCCTTGGCACGGTGGGCGCTCGTCTGTCCTGACCTGCTGTAGTCGATGCGAGCACGGCAACGACTCAGCACGGGCAGACTTATCGAGCGATGCCTGTAACGCCCTGAATTCGTCGCGAGTATTAATGAACGTCTGAGCAAACAGCTTTTCCGCCATGCCTGACTCGAGGAAATGCCGCTTGCACGAATCAAACCATTCGGAATCACCGTTGCCAGTGTCCAGCCACGTTATCAGGTGACCGCGTAACCGATCTTCCGGCGCAAGACCTGGTGGACGTGTGCCGTCTGGGTTTCCGAACCGATGACACCATTTCAGAAACGGCAGGCAGTAAACCTTGCCGCCGTTGCGTCTGACTCGCTGGTGGATATGCCATTCCTCGGGACCGAATCCACGCAACAGTGGATGGAATCCCGGCCACTGGTCACGCCTGCAAGCGAAGAGTCCGCAACCGTGCATTTGGATCTCGAACGGTTCGAGGGACGTATGAGCCAGCGGATTCACGCCCCATTGACCGTACATGAGGCTCCCCCATCCCGGATTCATCTGCGTTCCGATGATGTCGTCGAGCCCCCCGTCTCCGATCAGCGGACCGTGAATCAGATCCTTGCAGTCTGAAGGTTGTTGGCGAATCCAACCGATGAACAGGTCGAGAACGAGCATCGGCAGCATGACATGGCAATCTACGACCATCACCCATTCGCCGGAAGCTACGTCGAATATCCGCCCCTTTGCCGCTGCCGTTCCTGCGACCTTGGTAAAATGCTCGTACTTCGCTCCGATACGATTGCAAAGTCGCTTCGCCTTTCCTGAATGGCTATCCTCGCTTGGGTCGTCTGGATTGCCAATAGGATCGTTGTCGATCACGACGATTTCGACGTATTCCATTGCCGATTGGTGATGGAACCGCAGACTCTGGATCGTCGCCCACAATCCCGGCCAATCGCGGTAATACGCCATGCCGATTGTCAGGAGCGTTTGTTTTTGTCCCGTCCGCTCAGTGTGAAACTCACACGCATCGCAAACAGGCATCAACGAGCCGTCCATCATCTTTCGGCCTGCGTCGTGTTCCGTGCAGACGCCAAGCCTCTGGCAGTTCCAAATTGTCAGCGATCCATTGACGACCGCATTTTGTCCGCGTCGGTGTTTACAGGTCATAGGATAATCTGACAGGTTGTAGTTGCTGTTTCACCATTTGAAGATCCACTGAAACCCGGTGGAGTCTCACATCCCGTACATGGAATCGTGCATTCATTGTAGCTTGCGTACCAAACACCATCGTACCACGTCCACCCGCAGCCGACTGGATTGCAAAGCGTTGTTGTCGATCCCGTTGTGGTAGTACTGCCGGTTGTTGTCGATCCAGTCGTGGTCGATTCCGTGGTCGTGGATGTCGTAGTTTCCGTCGTAGTCGATCCGGTCGTTGTGCTGGTTGTCCCCGTCGTGGTCGAAGTGGATGTTGTGCTCGTGCTGGTCGTGCTCGTCGTCGTGGGAGTGACGGACTCAGGTTCAAGCGTCTTCCCGCAAACTCGACGACCGCACCAAACTGAGCCACCAGAGAACGGCATGGCGTCCGAAAACAGATATTCGTCACCGAGAGACAATGCGGTTGGCGGATAGAAAAAGTATGCCGCCGACAGATCGGTAGTGCTTCTCAGTCGCGTGATGAATTCTGTTTTTGTGCCGACACGATCACTCAGCACCATCAGCGATTCAGCCGAGGTGATCTTTTGCGTGTAGTTTCCGGTGCCGCCAATGGTGTACAGGCGAATTTCGGTGCCGTTGCTGACGCAACACTGATCGCCAAGCGTCCGAAGTCTCGTTGGTTCAAATCCGTCTCGAATGACGGTTGTGTTTAAGAATGTCCCGTCAGCATCATACACAGCTACGGCGTCGCCAGCCGGGGTTGTGCTTCCGATGGCTGGTACTGGGATCATGAATGTTCGGTCGCTGTCGTCGATCCAGACCGGCGTAAAATTGCCGTTTGTCGCCTCGCCCCATACGAACTCGCCATCGTGATCAAGCACCACGACCGGACAATCTTCTCCTCCACTAGCGAGCGTCAACAACACTCGCGTCGGCCCAGCCCCGACCAAAGTGGTAACATCGCCGTATTCTGTGTTGACCTGCGTTGCGTTGATATCCCAGATCGGCACACCGTCCGTCGTGCTGTGCCTGCGGAGATACATGTCGGAACCGCTGTCGCCGTACGACGTGAACACATTTGCCCCGCCGCAGCGAACCTTAGTTGTGCCGTAATCCGTATCGCGAACACTGCCAGACACGAAACCATCTGGATATTTCGCCCAAGACCATTGCAGATTACCCGCCGAGTCATAAGACCGAAGCGAATACATTTTCCGCTGTGGTTTGCTCAGGTTGGTTTCAAGTTTTGCTGAACGGAACGCACATTGATAGACGTTGCCCGCCGTGTCAGCATCACATGCGTTGACGTATGGCCATGGACCAGCCGAGCTATACCAGTCGTCAAGTTGTTTTTCTGGGACGCCTTCGTAAAAATCCGCTGTCCAAATGATTTCGTCGCCGACAACGTACCAGAGTGTGCCGCAACAGGGTGGGCAGCAATCGCACGATCCATCGACCGGCTGCGGAGGTGCCGTGTACCGTCGCTGCTTCCTTTCATACCTCGGCGACTTCTCAACAAACGACACCACATCGCGAATCCGCGAAACGTCGTCTGCGATGAATCCGAACACGTCATCTGCCATGTCACGGCCTCGTTGCTGACACGCCAGGCAGCGTTAGGAAGGTTTTGCGTTCACAGTCGCGGAATAGCATCCAGTACAGATCGGTTTCGGCGACTGGTGCGCCCGCCGTGGCGATTGGAACTCCCGTGTCATCCAGCGGCACAGGCTTGGACACTGCTTGCCCATTTTGATCGACGATGTTTTTCCATTTTGTCGCACCAAATGTCCGCATGCCTTCGTTCAGAACTTCGATGTCCCACGGTTCGGGAACGACCGTTTCACCAGTCTTTGCCGGACGAGGTTTCGCCGTCACGATGCTGAACTGGACTTGGCAAAACACCGTGCCGTTCTCCTGCATGTTCTCGCCGATACGCAGGTCGCACATTTTTCCGCAGCCTTTTTTCACCAGACGACGCCCAACATAAATATCCGAATTGTTGACGGTGTTCTCGTATGTTTCCAACCATTCAGGCGGCTCCGTCACGTTCTTTGTGATCGTGGCAATCCATTCGGTTGTCGGAACTTCGATTGGCGGGTCAAACGGGTCGCGAGCGGTGTTTGCTGCGAGATATGGCTTCCCGTCAAACACCCATGCGGATGTGAAATTCTTGTAGGCGAAGATCAATCCGCTTCCGTCATTTGCCAGTTGCAGACGGTTCTTCGCTTTCATTACCGTTCGACTCGACCATTGCACCTTGGCAGACCTGTCCAATGGATTCGGCTGATCGACGCGAGCCTGTTCGGTCTGATTCAGGATCGACTTGTATTCGCAGACAACCTTGAACTGTGAGAAGTCATCTTTCGAGGCGAGTTCCGGTGTTCTCGATACGCATCGGCATGTCAGCGTTCCAGGAAACGAATCTCCAATCGATACTGGACATGCCGCGAGAACCGTACCCTCATCCTCGTACATGGAATCCGAGTACAGCAGAAATACGCGCGTCCCAGTGATGCCGTCTTGCAACGACTCCTGCGCCCGTCGCTGCCATCGATCTTCAGTAGTGTTCGCGGTAATCATCGCCATTACAGTGCCGCCCTTTGCAGATTCAGTTTCCGTTCAATGTTCTGCGACACTTTCAACTGATCTTCGAGAACCTTGATTTGCTTCTTGCGGTCGGATTCTTCGGAGATTTGCTTCTTGCGGTCGGATTCTTCGGAGTTCGTGCCTGCGATGGCGCGATTGATGGCCGAGACTGCTGCACCTGTTCCTCGCACGTTTGCGGCCGATGAACCGTTTGGCGTCTGGTCGAGTTTCTTCATCGCGTCGAGGTTTTCACTGATGCCGAATTGCTTTTCGTTCTCGGATTGAATCAGCCCCGTGATAGTCGCCTTTTCGTTGTCCGCATACTCCTTGTTTTGCCGTTCAAGTTCCGACTGTGCCTCTTTTCGCAGGTCGATATCCCTCTTCGCGGCGGCATCGGATTTTGCCTTTTCGAATTCCGCGACGGACAATGCGCCGCCGATCCTCAGTTTGATTAGCTCTTGCTCTTTCGTCTTGTACTCTTCCATGATGCGGTCACGAACAGCCATCTCTTGCAGTTCAGCCTGACGTCGCTCATCCGCCAGTGTTTTCGCTGTGCTGACGCCTTTCTCTCGCGGCTGCGCTGTTGCGCGGTCGGAAGCCTTGTACTGTTCTTTCAGCACATCGCGGCGAGTTTCTGCGTCCGCGTACTCTTTAGCTACTTCCTTCAGGTTTTGCCGCAATGCCTCAATTCGTGGCTGATCGTTCGCGCCAGCCATTTCCTCCTCGATCTTGCGCCTGATGATCCCGGATGCACGAGCAGCAGATGACATCTGGTTTGTCAGTGATTCGATCTGCTTGTTTGCGTCGAACGCCCCTTGACTGCCTGTGCCAAACCTTGCAGCATCGCGGACACCAAGCATTTCTGCTTTCAACGCTTCGTATGCGGCCTTTGTGGCCTTCGTCTTTTCCTCAATCTTGGACGATTCGTCGAACCACTTGATGGCCGCTGGAACAATCGTTCCAATCAACGCACCGCCAATTGCCGTCACCGCGAGCCCAGTTGGCCCGAATGCGCTGCCCATCATCTGAACGTTGTTCGAGACGGCCATGATGCCACGGCCTAGACCGTCGATGCCACTTGAAGAATTCTGAACCTGTGACATGAAGTCTTGCAGGCCGAACCCAAGTTGCTGGTAAATCTGCGCGCCTTGGAATCCGCGATTGTTCCGATTGTTGTCAGCGGTCGTGCTTCCTCGATTGATGCCGCCAACCATACGGCCCGACGCAGCATCTCCCTCCTGCAAGATGAAGTTCATTGCTTGCTGGTGGCGATTCTTTTCCACGGCAGCCAAGGTTTGAGCGTCTGTCTCTGCTTTGTTGTATTTCTGGACGAGAGCTTGAGCCTCCTTTTGCGTGCTGAGAATTCTCGCCTGAGACAGAACAGATTCTGTTTTTTGCCGTCGCGTTGCCGCCTCGGTTTCGTTTTGCACCTGTTCATCAAGCAGTCTTGCCCTCGCCGCCCATACCTCCTTGTCAAGTTGCTTTTGTCGGTTCTCCTCAGCAATGGCGGTGCTGTCGAAAGACTCCTGCGGACCAGAGTTCAAAGATTTCGACTTTGCCGACAGACCTTTCATCCAGTCGGCTTGTTCTTGCGGCATTTCCTTGAGAGCGTCTCGGAAGTTTTGCAATTCCGTGCGAGCAAGCCGCAATCCATCGCCGTTATATCTGGCGGAAAGATTGAAACTCAGATCGCCAACATTCTTGCTCATGCTGCCACCCCGCACATTCCCGCCAACAGTCGCTCCACCTGTGCCGCATCCGTGAGTCCGACATGCCGTTTCTGATTCGGCATGAATTCCTCGACACTCATTTTCTTCTTGATGTGTGGCTGACACGCTGCATGGGCAATCACGCCAGTTTGCAACCAGTCATCGCCCCACGGTTCCAAGTCGTATGCCAACTTCCACTGCTCAAACACCCACGACGGCGTGTTTGCCATGAGCAGATCGACCCTCATTCCGTAGCCGGTGTTTATTGTTCTGGCAAAGAAGAACCACCATCCGAAGTCTGGGTCGCTGCTCGCTTTTTTGCCGCTTCTGCTCGTGCCTCCGCAGTCAGCGTGGACAGTTCGAGGATGCGTTGCGCGAGTCGTTCAAGAACCAGCGGATGCTTCTTAGCCAAAATGATTGTTTCGGTGATGGTGAAGAGATTTGCCCTCTTCTCGTCAATAATGCCGAGAGCACACACCATTGCGTCCCATGATGGAGCGCCTTCACCTTTCAGCCGCAGTTCCGTTCGTTCGCCACCAGAAAGCGACCTTACACCAACTTCACCACCCCACTCTGGAACAGACACTGTGTCATAGACGGTATCGTCAGTGGCGACAATCAATTCCTTGGTCAAGAGAGCCATTCCGCAAGTTCCTTCAGTAAGAGTTGCCAGCGGTGCGCGGCGGGAAATTCCGTGACGCGCACAACCAGCCAATAAAATCAGACAGCCGCCGGTGTGAATGTTGGTGCTCCAGACAACTTAAATGTCAGCGTGACTACAGCAAGGCTTTCGAATTCCCACTTTGGTGACACCTTGGTCATCACGCACGCGGACGACCACGATGCCGCAGTTCCCGGTAGCGACGCACCGCATGTTGTCGCTCGCTTCGGCATCGTGACGGTGATGGTGTCGCAGCCAGCCAGAAACAACGTCGCGTAGTTCAACTGGGTGTTGTACTGGCAGGTGATCGCGATTTCACCTGGATTGATCTTGTTACCCGCGATACACGTCATCCAACCGTTTGTTGAGCCGGAATGCGTGGTGTCGATGGCTTCCCGGCTCATTTCCGGTGGCGTGTCGATACCGACGATATTGCCGATCATCGTGGAGTTGGTTGTCAGTGTCGCCGCGATGCCGAACATCGTACCCGGCGCAAATGCTTGGTCGGCCATTGGAGATCCCTTTCATGATCCCCGTTGCGGTGTCGACTGGTTAAAACCTCCACTGCGGAAGTCGGGCGGTAGCGAACCGTGATCCCGACCCTCCGCAACGGAGACAAATTGATTTCACTTCACATCAAACGGAACTGGCTTCGAAACTGGCTTTCCAGACGCATCAACAATGTTTGTCCACTCTGACTTCATGAACGGCATCCCCTTGTTAAGAACCCCTGGACCACATCCGCAATCTTCTGGTGGAGGTGGTGGCACCCATTCCGCACGAACAGGCTCCCAATCCTCGGCGGCTAACTGCTCATCCGTGAATGGGCCGTCCTTGGGAAACTTGACACCGCCGCGTTCGACGTCCGACGTTGCCAATGCTTTTGCGTGTGCGAGTAACATGGATCACAGTCCCTTTGCTGGTTGTTCTGGAGGAGGCTGAAACGGAGATCGCTCGCACGTCGTGTCGGTGGCCTGTTGTTCCAGTGATACCGACACGATTCCTTCATATGGCAGGTGGATGTGCATGTCGTAAACACGCTCTGTCGATACGCCGAGACGCGACATGAACGCCTTGAACTCGGGCCATTCGTACACTGCGAATGTTGATGGATTTGGATATTGCCTCGCTGCTTCCGACATGACTTCTCCTACTGGCAATTCAGGTGGAATACGTCGATGTCGATAGCCATTGCTCGCCATCCGACTTCGTCACCTTCCTGTGGGTTTTCGATGTGTGCGTATTGGCCTTTGCCGGTGCAATGGTCGATCCACGTTCCATTCCATTGAACAGAGCCCGTGACGCCTGATGTTGGGCAGATAGCGGGACGCACAAGGCTGACGATTTGGCCAGCCTGCTTGAGCCCACCGGTATCTTTGTCGGCAAAGCAATAAACAGTTACTGGCGTTTTTTCGATGCTGCCTTGGCCTTGAGAATGACCGCCAATCGACTGCTGGCCCGGAGTACGGTCGATGCAGATGTAGGGGAGTGTCGCGCCTTCAGGTGCTTTGCCGGTGTAAATGCGAGTGGACACAATGTCCGTGATGGCATTCACGCTTTTCAGCTTCCAGACAACTGCACTGGCTGCGATCATGTCCCGAACATCCTTAAATGTGATTCACGTCGAACTCTGCGGTTTCCCGACTGGCACGACTGCTGAATCAACCTGCTGCGTTACGGTCTGCGATTCGTTGCAGTCCCGCACGAATTTCCGTTTCGTAAATCCGTGCTGCATTCGTCTCGGCAACTGCTTTCGCGAGTTGATGAAACGCTGGCATGCGACCTCGATTGAGTCTTGCACCTGGTCCGCGTGCGAAACTTCCGATTGACTTCTTTTTCGTCGACATTTCGCGCGTCTTGACTGTTCGCCAACCGCCCGATGCTGTCTTCACCTTGCGAGTTCGAGTAATCAGTCCTCGCTGCACTGTCTTGTACTTCGACCGACTGTTCGTGAATCGCTGTTCAGTTCCCTCTTCAACCAGATGATTGATTCGGTTGTGTCCCATCGATCCCGTTTGACCACCGACGATGTTCACCGTCGTTGCCGTCGCCTTGTATGTCTTTTGCTTGTTGATGAACGATTCTTTCAGGTGACGATTCAGCCGTGGTCCGTGGACGTTGGTGTGTCGCTTCGGAGTCAATGCCGCAGCACGCTGAGCGATGGCATTCCCGACCTTTCGGCCAGCATGTCGAAAGACGCGATTCTGGATTCTGTCGGGAAGTTCGCCCAACAGAGCCAGTAGCTCTTTCTCGCCGCTCATCAGTGTTGTGAATTTGACGCCAGACATTGAACTCAACCTTGGATGTCACAGAGCAAATCCGCCCCCATTACCGCCGCGAAAACTGATGTCCCTGTCGCCGCATCGTTGACCGCGATGGACAATCGAATATCGAGAACGTCACCCGCATTGAGAGTTGACGCGGTGATCGTGAAATTTTTCGTTGCCGCGCCGAGAGCGTTCATCGTGACCGCACCAGTTGGGCAAATCTGAGACCCAATCGAGTTATCCTTGCCGATGCGGTATGCCTCGATCAGCACTGTGCAGGATGTATCTGCGACCGTAGTAATCATCCCGGCAGCGAGTCGAACAGTGACCGTTTGACCGGAGACGTACCGATCTGGCAATGCGACCATTGCCCGTGCTCGCAGCGTTTGAGCCGTCGCCGCCTTAACGTCGTATGTTTTCAGTATCGGCTGATTTGTGCCGAATGTGCCGCCGTACAATCCGAGATCGTCCGCCGCTGATGTTCCCGGCAATGTCGTTTGGTATGCGTCCCAAACTCGCCAATCGCCCCATGGAATCGGATAGACAACATTGTCTGTCTGTCGATTTTCCGTCGTTGCGAACCCGTTGAACCCGGCACCGAACCGCGTATTGTCATCGCCTCGGAATTGTGCCGAGCCGGTTACTACCAGCGTGTCTACAACTACGTCAACCATCATTCACCACCTTATGTCGCCACTGGTTCAATAACCCAGAGGATGATTTTTTCGTTGTTCTCACCTTCGTTGAACACCGCCGCGAGATTCAAGACTCGACCATTCAGCATCGCGCGATCTTTCGGAGTGATCGTTGCCGTAACCTCGTCGTATGGCAGTTCGTAGATTCCGTTGAGCAGCGGCTGTGTTGCCATTGCAGCCTGAAACTCGCGACCGCTCGTTGGCTTTGCCGATGCCCATCGTTCGCACAGCACCGCAGATTCCGGCAACACTTCGCCAATATCGTTTGCGTCTGCATCCGTCATACGTTGAACCGTGATCCAGGTATTCCGTTTGCCAGCTGCGTTGTGTAGTGGTGACTGTTTAAGCATTACAGCACCCCGTATTGAATCGCCCGCAGCGACTGAAGGTATGATCGCTCGCAATCCGCCGCGATGGACGATCCTTCACGATCTGCAAACTCGACCGCAACACGTTTTCGCATTGACAACATCGCGGCTTCTGGAACTTCGCCGAGAAAGTGGAGTCCAGTTCCTTGTGTTGTTAGATCGACTGCTGCACCACCGCTCGTCAGCGACAATTTGCACGTCGAACCGGAAGCATTTACGACGTAGTATTTTCGACGTGTCGTCAACCCTCCTGGCAACTCTCCACCACTGTTTGACAGCCTGAACGACGCTCCGTTTGTCGGTTCGTAGTCCGTGAACGTCAAAGCGTCGGTCGATGCGGTGACGGTAAATGGAACGACATACCCCGCCGTGAACGTCACAACCACCGCACCAATTTGATCGGCAATCGGTGGCCAGCAGACGTTGTACGCTCGTCCAATTCGACACGGTTCGGAATACGTGACGACATACTCCGTTGTGTCCAACGTCGTGAGCGTTCCACCGACCGCAGTGTATTTCACCGACTCAACAGAGATGACTGGACACTTATAAATGCGAATCATGTCCGGCCACTCATCGATCGTCAGTTTCCATCGCTGCCAGCAAATCGATCTACGGGCATCGACTTCTACCTGGTTCCGTGCGGCACCGATCATTCGCAGTACCAGTGGATCATCAACCGATGCAGTTGTCGCGCGATTAGTCTGCATGCGGGCTTCGACCAACGACATTGGTTCTGCCGATGGAGGATCGACACATTCCCATGTCGCCTGCATGCGACCCATCACGCAATCGGTATCGTCATCGCCCACGATCAGTCCCTCAGATAGAGATTGATCACGCCGTTTTTGGCATCGCCCGCTGCTGCGACAGAAACAGTAATCGTGTTGCAAACAACAGGATGAATCGACTGTGCGAGCGGGGCTGCGTCCTTTACGAGAAAGTAAACTTCCTCGCTCGTAGTCGTATCGCGATTTGCCAATGAACTCTGGCAGTTTGCGAGAACATCGACACCATCCTCATCCGTGAGAGTGATGTCGTAATTGTCGGTTGGCGCAGCACTTCCGGGGTTGGTCGTCGCCTTTACAAGCGTCCCGACCAACCGCACGTCACCCGAAGCTACGTCACTGGCGGAAGTCCATGTGCAGATCACCTTGCGGATTTCTGATGGTTGTCCGTCACCGTCGTAGCCTCGGTCAGTTGTGAACGTCATCCCAGCCATTTATCACGCCTTTTCAATGACGTAGCAGAGATTGATGTCCACGCCTGTTGCAACAGTCAGTGATGACCCAGTTTTGCCAATGGTCACAGCCGTGTTGGCATCGTTTGCGACATAGCTCGCACCGTCAGCCAAAACCGCCGCACCAGTTCCGCCATCCTTGAGGACAGCGGATTGTGTGAGCGACGCCTGGGCATAGGCCACGAGCTTGACGCCCGATGCCGATTGCGTTCCACCAACATCAACTGTCGTTGTCGCACCAACGGCCCCGCCGTAAGCGGTCGCCGTGCAACTGACCAGCCGATACTTGTGTCCCGCGATTGCCGCAAGGATCGTGGCACCAGCATTCACCTGAGCGATTGTGAATCGCGTTCGGATGTTCTGGACCGCCGCTGATCTTGCGTAGATCACATTTCCCGACAGGTCTTCCAGGACGTAATCGCCGTTGGAATCCTGATCACCTTTGAATGTAAAGGTCATTTGGTTTCCTTATCAGGCAATTGCGGTGACTGGAACAGACTGCTGATATCGCGAATCAGACAGGAACGCCAGAACGCCAGCGACAACCGGATCGTTGCTGGATTCGGTGACTTTCAGTGCCACGAATGGCTTGCCGTCAATCTGGGCGGCAACGTCGTCTGCCGTAATCTCGACGGTGTACAGGTAGTTACTCGCAGCGGTCATGCTGAAACCACTGGAGGTCGCATCAGTCAACGCACCCCACGTATCAACCGATGTTGACGAGGCACAGACGCGATACTTGAACGCGAGTGCCGTGGTGCTCGTTCCGGCTGCGACAGCCGATGCCAGCAAACTCACTGTTCCGTTCGCGGTCCCACCAGTGGCAACACCAGTATGGATTACAAACGTGATTTTTCCGTAGCCCGCAAGATTGATGAAGTCCGTCGTCATCGACGTGTCAAACGCATCGGCCTTTGGGTACAACCCATTAACCAGATGCCCACTGAACAACAGATCGTATTGAGACATAGCCAATTTCCTTGAATGAGAATTCGAAACGGGACGGACCCGAATTAGGAGCGAGTTGCCAACGTGACGATTGGACTGAGGGTATTGCTACCCTTGAACGGAGTCACTGCCGAGTTCATCCAAGGCTGACCATCGATTTCGAAGATCACGCGGTAGGCGGTCTGTGCGTAATCAAACTTCAGGTGCATCGAGTACGCGGTATCGGTCATTCCCTTGATCGCTGCACCGTATGCCTGGAAGTTGGCGAGGATGATGTCGCCGACAGTTCCAACAGTTGGACAGTATTCAATCGGAATCAACGGACGACCAAACAGGGTCGCATATGGAGAGTCCGACATTCCGCCCGGTGGCAGGAACGCAGGCATTCCACCAGTACCGACTTCGAACTTCATTTGACGCAACGCGGTTTCGACATCCTGATTGATGAACCACGATGCGCCGGCTCGCCAGTTTCCGTGGCATCTGGACCACATCTTGGAGATGTTTTCAGGAACCAACGACGCAGCAGCCTGCCCGGTTTCCTTGGCGACACTCACAGTTGCAGCGTGACCAAGCACCCCGCGAGGCTTTCCAACCGCATCACCGTTGATGATGGAATCACCGACCTTGAACGCGATTTCGTCAGCGGCACCATCTTCCATGATCTTAGATGCAGTGCCTGGAGAGTTCCGCAGCAATTTGTCGGAGATGAAGCAGAACACGTAGAGTTCGTGTGGCGTGAATTTCACTTCACGGAACCCCGCCTTGCTTTCCGTCATTTGGCTGAGTTCGCTCTTCCAATAACCGCGAACCCCACCTTGACGACTTCCGTCAACGCGGCTGGTTTCCGACAACGCCGGAACAGTGATCGACTCGACACCAGCATCAACCGGGATCTGGTCGCAATAACTGAGCAGCGAATTGCTCTTGGTCATCGCCTTGTCCCAGATCGTCTTCGAGAATCCGGGAGGAACGAGCACGCCACCATCGGTGTTGATCGACTGAGACAGCCCGGTTCCAGCAGCGACCTGCATCAGCATCGCGTTGCTTTGCGGATTGTCTCCAGCGGTTCGCACTTCATTGGCGAAATGGGCGAACGACTTAAAACCGCGATTTGGATCGTCTTCAATCGACAATCGCTGCCGAGTGATGTTGGTGCCAGTGCGGTTTGGCGTGGTGACACGATTCGATGCCGTGGCTGTTGCGAGCAGTTCTTGAGCTCTCCGCTGGCGATTGGCCTTCGATTCTTGCAGTTCGAGTACAGACAGGTCTGACGTGAGCGATTCGGCTTCTTTTTCAAGAGCGACGCACATTGCCTCCTGCTCGTCATTCAGCACACCTTCACCATCGGTCAACTCGGTAAGTTGAGTGGCGATTTCTTTCAGTCGGACCTTGATCTGAGATGCGTTTTGGCTCACTTGCGTGACTCCCTGTTGTGTCGGGAGCCTGTAAGCCAGAAAAAGCTAAACGCCATGACGTTCAGAAACTGCCCGACAGGTGTTAGCTGTCTGGAAGCGTCCAAACGCGATGGCGTTTGTGTGCGACCGTCTCAGTCACGCGGATTAGTGTCGATGGACAATTCCGCGCGGCTGGTTGAATTAGGTTGTGGAATAACTCTATCGTCGCGTCTGTGGATGTCCAGACGAGGTGGTTTGAATGTTGCTATATTCAGTTCATGACGACCCGGTAATCCTTATCGACGATGCCGTGTTCTGCTGACCCTCGAACGTGTGAGGATATCCACATCGTTTCTGGCTTGTCTCGCCCGAATGGTCGCTCGCAGCGGCGAAAGTGACCACGGCAGATATGCAACGCTTTCTTGAGTCCGTTCGCTTCAATGATTCCTTCAGTTCGCAGCACCTCCTTCATCGGGTTGATGTCAAGAACGTGGTAGCGAATAGTCGGGGCCTTCTGGCGACGAATCCATTTGGCTGAAGGGCCTTCGGATTCGGTTACGTCTTTATCGGCGACATTTTTGCAATTCATGAATGAGAGCGTCGCCATTGGGATTGCCACTGGATACTCGCCGGAACTCCATCCACCGGCTATCGCAACATCTCCGACAATTGTTCCATCGCGACTGCACCACCACATATTGCAACTTCCGTCGTACACAGCGCGACCGCCGCACTCAGCCACGCCATGAATCACCACTCTGCGAAATCCGCCGGGAGGCGCAACAAACGGGCATTCCTCCGCATCCTGCGATATAATAATCGCCGCACACTGCCCTATCACACGATGCCCATTCACCTTCCACTCAATAATCATTTCGTCCAGCGCAGGCATCGGCATTGGTGCTAATTCTGGGCGAATAAACTCGCCTCCTCCAACGCGCATCAGGTATTCATCGATATTGTCGGCAATAACAGAAACTGATGTTTCAGCGATCCTTTGAATTTCAGATGCTACCGTATTCACACGATGTCGCTCCTCCTCATCCCATCGTGGATTGTCCAGCACAAACACGCCATCCGCCGCAATCCGACTCGCCATTCTCAGCATCTCGCACCTCCTGTCAGTCATCTTCACTGATCGGCACGAATCATCAATCCGATTTCACTCGCTTTTTGCGACATCTGCCGAGACACCTGCCATAGATGATTTGCGGATCAGTTTCGCGGTCGACCGACGCCAGCGCGCTTCGGTGACTGACTCGCCGGAACGCATTCTGGACAACTACACCGATGACCACACTTCCGGCAACCCAGATACCGCGTTCGGATCACGTCATCGACGCGAGTTCCGACAACGGCAACGGTCTTTTTGCAGTTTGGGCAATCAGGTCTCGCCATTCTCATTCTCCTTAACGGTCAGTGCGGCCTGAATCGCCGCAACACGTTCACGACGCAATTCTCGCGGAGTCGGAATCTCCCACTGATCTTGAGCGGAGTTTCCACCGAGGCGGATTCGACCTTCCATCAACTTCATGACGACGCCCTGCAATGTGTCCACTCGGTCAACCATCTTCGCTGCCATCGCCGGGCCTGATGCGACAACGCGACCTTGACCAAACTTTGCGTTGACATGCTCGACAGAAACGCCACGGAATCGCGCCAAGTCTCCCGCGAACTGCTGATAGATTGCATCGGCTCGCGACTGCATGTGAGCTTTTGCCTGATCTGACAGCGGTTCCGTATCACTTCCCTCACCCTTGAACGGGCTGGCAGTGCTGCGAATCGTCGTCACTGTCTCGCCCTGTGACTCCAGTGCCTTCGAAATGTCGACGTGCTCGGCGATGACTCCGACAGATCCCGTATCACCCGATGGAGTCACGACAACCCGATCTGCCGCAGATGAGATCCAGAACGCACCAGATGCCGCCATTGGGTTGGCAACTGCGATAATCGGCTTCTTGCCGCGTGACGAGTAGATTTTCTGCGCCAACTCCTGAGCGCCGTACACCATTCCACCAGGAGACGCGACATCCATCACGATTGCCGTGACTGATTCATCCGCCATCAGCGTGTCAACAGCGTTCCCGATCCGTTCATAACTCGTCATCCCGAACATTTCACCGATGAACGACGGTCGAGCCTCCAGCACACCATGCACGGGAATGATCCCGATGGTCTTCTGGGTTCGTGGAGCAACTGCCGCCGCCGCACGAGCCTGTTCCTGATTCGGTAGCGTTCGCAATCCTCCAGCGATGGCCTTGAACTGCCGGAAAGCGTAATCCTCGATTACCCACAGATCGCAACTGAGCGTTTGCATGCTTCAATCCCTTCTACGGCACGAATTGGCCGTTCAATCCACGTTCTCGACTCCAAAGCCAACTGAATTACCGTCTGAAGTTCATCCGGTTTTGCGTTTCCAGACGCATCGACAATCATCTCTCGGCCACTGCGGACCCATTCGGACACGAATCCGTTCACGTCGATTTCGACGCCACACATCACCAACGCCCCTGCCGTCTCGGACATCTCATCCATGACGAGCGGCGAATGCTCAAGATAAAACCCATCGAGCAGTGACAAAAATTCTTTCGGTTTCTTGGCGAAACTGGTGATTGCCTTAGTTTCCTTGGTCAAAAACCGACTCAAATCGTGTGAAATGATGCGTTTCAGGCGAGTTTCGACGGCATTTACCACGTTCAACGCGGTCTGGTTACCACCTTGCGGATTTCCTTGCGGGTTCGGCTGCTGCGTGTTTCCCGTGAAGTCGCTGACTGGCTTTCCTTCGTCATCCAGGGGAACCATCGCGCCTTGGATCAGGAACGTGTTGCCGCCCGGAACTGGATCGAGGTTTTCCATCTTGCGGGCTTCGTTTCTGTTCATCACCGCGAGCGTAATCATCGTTTGATAGAAGTTTTTGCGAGCTTCCACGTCGCCACGCATCAACGCAGACACGTTATGCTCGGCAAACATGGTCAATTGTTCTTCCGGCGTCAGGAGTTTTTGCCAAACGCACTGCTCCCAGACCTTGAGCCACGGCACCAGACTGTAACGCACGAATCCGATACCGAGTTCTTCGACGTTGTTCATCGTCGCGTTAAGCAGGTGCTGTAACAGAAACGGCGGAACACCGTACCAGCGTGCAATGACCTCGACGGATAGCCTTTGAGTGTCCAAAAACTGCGAATCTTCGGCTGACAGGCTCATTTGCTGAACAGTGGCACCACCTTGGAGCACTGCCATACGTCGACCGTCTGGACCGCCGTATATTTCGTCCCA